TAGTTATGAATAGAGTAGAGGCTAAGCAAGAATTAGCAGACTTCTTAATCGAGCATAACGTATGTATTGATGACAACGGTAACATCACTGAAATCAATTCTAAGACTACAAAGAAAGCATAACCCAATATCCTAAGCATGATTCAAAACTGCTCATTTCCTTTTTAACTAAAGGATAGTACCCAGAAAGTATTTAATAAAGAATATTAGTTTTAACTACCTGCTAATACTCTTAATCTCAATATAGGTAGTAATTTCATAAGGAAATAAAATCATGGCTATAACATTAGTTGATAAGTCTGCAGAGACTAAAAACACTAAAAAGCAAAACAACCAAGAGTACTACAACATCTATTTAGATGATGAAAGAAGTTGTGTTTTCACACCTAACAGTGAGGCAACAGCTAACGTACTTAATACAGACTTAGTACTTAAGATTATTACTAATAATCTAACTAACGATGTATTGTTCACTACTACCAAGCCTAGGAAAGTTAATGGCAAGGTATATACTAACTTCCAAGTTAAAGTTAAACCTGTTAAAGGTGAGCACGCTGGTAAATACGTTGGTATGGGTTTTATCAATTACTATGATAATGAACTAACTGAAACTAGTTCTGAAGAGCAGAAAGCTCTAACAATTAGTAATATGATGACAGAGTTAGAGGCTGTTAAACCAGAACAGGTTGTTAAACATCTAACAACTGCAGATGCACAAGTACTTGTAGGTAACTTGTAACATCTAATTAAGCCTTAAGAGTGTCATAGCTCTTAAGGTTTATATTTTTTTTATTAATTAACAAACAGAGGATAGTATGGAAACTAATCAATTACAAACAGAACAACAATATAGCAAGCAACAAACTCAAAGCATTATCTTAGAAGACCTTAACAGAGAATTACCAGTTAAGTTATACATGGATGTACTACAAGCAGTATCTAATTATAGAAGTGCTAAGTACTATGATTCTAAGAACCTACGTATTAAACACCTAAAGAAAACTAATAAAGTAGTTAATGCTATCTTTTATAACATTCTTAAGACTGATAGACAGCGTCCTATTCAAGACCCAGCTACTTCTATAGGCTTTGATGTAGGTATGAGAAACCCTGTTGATGCAGTTAAGACTGGTGCAGAGTTATTAGCAGTAACAGCTAATACAGGCTTATTTGACATCCTGCTGTATACAGATGGTACAGAGGTTAAACCTAAATTGATAGTAGAAACTGATACTAGGCATAAACTAGATATGCTTCAGTTCTTACCGCCTATGAAAGAAGTACCTCAAGAATGGGTAGACAACAATACTGGTGGCTGGTTATTCGAACAAAAGAGTGTACTGCTTGGTAAGGGTAATCACCATGAAGAACCTCAAGCCTTAGATGCTTTAAATAAATTACAGACAGTACCATGGGAGATAGACCCAGATGTGTTACTAAATGAAACTAATAGTAATATTGCTATGGATCCTGATCAGTTCTTAACAATAGCATCAGAGTATATTGGTATGCCTTTCTACTTTGTATGGAGATTTGATAAGCGTGGGCGTAGTTACAGCAGTGGCTATGACCTTAATATTCAATCTAATGAATATGGTAAAGCTTTGTTATCTCTTCATAATAAAGAAGTTATTACTAAACTTGTTAACCTTAAGATAGCTATTGCTAATCATGCAGGACATGATAAGTTAACTTGGAGAGAACGTATACAGTGGTTTAATGCTCAGAATGATACCTTTGAAACTAAAGATTGGGATGAACCTATCTTAGGTAGAAAGGCTATTAGAGCTTATCAAGATACCTTAGATGGTAAAGCTACAGGTTATACAATGTCCTTAGATGCTACAGCTAGTGGTTTACAGGTTATGGCAGCGCTTACAGGCTGTAAGAAGACTGCTAAAGCTTGTAATATGGTTGATACAGGTAAACGTGAAGACCTTTACGAAATGGTAGCTGATGAAATGAATAAGCACTTAAATAATACTGTTGATAGAAAGTTAGTTAAGAAGCCTATCATGACTCATTACTATAATTCACAAGCTAATCCTGCTAATACCTTTACAGAGGAACAGTTAGAAGTATTCTATAAAGTATTAGATGATTCTTTTGAAGGTGCTGAAGCTATGATGTCTACTATCAATGACTTCTGGAACTACGATGCTGATGTACATCAGTGGACTCTACCAGATGGGCATGTTGCTAAAGTTAAAGTTATGGAAATGACTGATACTCGTATTGAAGTAGATGAGTTAAACCATAGAACGTTTACTTATAGATACGCTAAGCAAACACCTAGTAATAACTATAGAAGCCTTGTAGCTAACATTGTTCACAGTGTTGATGGTTATATAGCTAGAGAAATGGTAAGACGTGCAGACTTTGAATTAGTACATATCCATGATTGCTTTGTATTCCACCCTAATTACTTAAGAACAGTAACAGGTATGTATAAAGAGATTATGGCTGAAATAGCTAGAAGTAATCTATTGAGTGATATCCTTAGTGAGTTAAAAGGACATCATGTACCAGTTACTAAAGCGTCTAATGATTTAGATGTTGATATTCTAAGTAGTCAATACATGTTAAGTTAACAAAATCCCCTATGCCGTAAGGTATAGGGGGTTATTTTTTTTATTATGAGTTGGTGGTTGAAAGTACGAAGTGGACTCCGTCCACTAATGTGAATTAATAAAAAGGAAATGAAATGCAACAATTAATTATTTTTAAACAAGACTTTATAGGGGATTGTTGGGCACAACTATGCCAACATTTAGATATCCCATTTGAAGCTAAAAAAGCAACAATTTACTTTACTTCTGTAGATTTCGAATAATTGTTAGACGAAAGACTAACTGCTATAATTAATATTGAAAACACACAATGTCATCTAAACTTCACTACTCACACTTTGAAATTAAGCATTGTACCCATTTAGGATGTATAAATCATACTAGACAGGGGTGTAGACTTAATCTACTCTCTATTGAGAAATATGGGACTCTAGTAGAAGGATTACATAATCCTACAATGTGTCAGGCAAGAAGACAAAATGACTTACATATGACTGAAAGGATGTTACATGAATAATTTTGCATTTAATTTTGGCAGTTCTGCACCTGCTATAAACTTTACTCAAGAGCAGCAAGATATTATTAATAGTACGGAATCTGCGATTATTGTGAATGCTGTAGCAGGATCAGGAAAGACTTCTGTACTTATGCAATTAGCTAATACAACTAGTAATGGGCTGTATTTAGCGTTTAATAAGGCAATTGTAAATGATGTAGTTGATAAGTTACCTATGGGTTGGAGTTGTAAGACTTTCAACTCACTAGGCCTTTCTATGTTGAAACAACACAGTAAATTTAAATCTAGTAAAGTAAATTTTAAAAAATATTCAAAGCTATTTAACTATGATGTAGCTGCAAATCTTGCACAAAAGCACATGACACTAGGAGGTAATGCCAGTGATAAATCATGGGAAGCAACGTGTGATAGATTTAATATTGCTTCTAATCTAATTGAAGATGCTAAAGTATTCCTGAAACAGGGATTAATGCACACTACTGAAATTAGTGGTGATGAAATGTTGGAATACCCTATGCGATTAGGAATGAAAACAGAAAAGTACGATATGGTACTTGTAGATGAGTGCCAGGATTTAAATCCTCAACAAATTAAGTTCTTGAATTGTATACCAACAAACAAGATAGTATTTGTAGGAGATGCTCATCAAGCTATTTATGGATTTAGAGGTAGTGATCCTCATGCTATTGATCTAATTAAACAAGGATACAATCCTAAAGAATATCCTATGTATGAGAGTTTTAGATGTCCTCAGGAAATACTATCAATAGTACATAGTAGAGTTCCTCATATCACTAGTCAAAAGACAGGAGGAGTATTACAGCAAAAATACGCACATAGTATGCAATACCCTGATGACTGTTTTATTATTAGTAGAACTAATTCTTCACTGATTAAACTAGCTTACCAGTTTATCAAGAAAGATATTAAATTCTCAATTGGTAGAATGTTTATAGCTCAATTAGAGAAAGAACTAAAGCCACTACTGAAGACAAATAGTCGTATTGACACATTAATTGATAACACAAAAGCACAGTATCATAAGATACTTCAGATTTATGAATCTAAGAACTGGAACACTGCTGCATTAAATGACAGATACTCAGGTATTTTTGCTATCTTAGATAGATGCAACACAATTGCAGAAGTTAAAACTTTTATTAAATCTATGAAGTTACACGAAGATAGTGCAAGTAAGAGAAAGTTAATGACAATTCATGCAAGTAAGGGTTTAGAAACAGACACAGTATTCTTCATTAATCCTGATATTTGTGATTATCTAAAAACAAGAACAAATGTGGAATGGGAACAGCAACAGGAAGATAACTTATATTATGTAGCATGTACACGAGCACTGCAACAGTTAGTATTAGTTAGATGAATGCTATTGATATATTTGATATTGTTCCTGGAATGGGATTACTAATTCCCACTGATAGAGGGAAATGTGAATTTACAAAGCATGTAGTAGTTAGTACTTCAAAAGGGCACCCAGGTTCACGTAAGGTATATTGTAATCATGGTTTTGAATTTGGAGAAGAACACACTTTTTATCTAAATAACCAAGTGAATCAAACCTTCTTACTTCTAGAACCAGAACACACAATTATAAACTTTGATGAGGACTAACTATGCAAATTGAAATATGGCAACTAGCTATCATAACTTCTATTATAGGTACAGTAGCATTCCTGCAAGGAATGCGACATATAGGAAAGAAAATTAATAGGATAGGTATTGCTGTAAGTAAACAACAAGTAGATACAGCATACTCAGCAGGATTTGAAGATGGTAGAACACAACCTGAATGTTTTAATTCTATAACACCAGATAATGGTGGGGAATGTTATGCTTCAGAATGTACACATCATTGTAAAACAGAGCCTTTATGTGGTTCACAACATAGGAATTAACTAATGTTAAATTATTCATTTATTTATGACAATATGATTGAACATAAACGTAAGTGTCATGCATGTAAAACAGACACCCTTAAAAAAACTAAAGAAACAGAAGGTGATGGTATTAAAGCACCTTCATATATTATTTATGAGTGTCAGGAGTGTGGGCTAACTCATAAGCGTATTACTAAAAACTTTAGAGATTAGAAATGGGTTATAGAAGTGCAGTATGGTTAGTAGTTCCTAATGGGTATACTAAAGAATTTGAAAACTTACTAAAAGATGAATGGTGGGATTCTAAATACCCTACTGACCTATTTCCTGAGAGTACTCATACTACATACTTACTAGAAGATTGGAAATGGTATGACAGTTACACAGATGTACAGAAAATTACTGGTTTCTTACAAGACAGAAACACAATGGCTGAAATATTAGATCCTGACGGTCTAACACACACAAGTGCTATTGTAAGATTAGGTGAGGAATTTGGAGATTATGAAGACCATTTAGGTACAGCCTATGAATTTGAAATTTACCCTACACAAGGAATAGAAGGAGTTTAATTATGGATACCTTTACTATATTTACACTGGTAATTGCTACAATTGGAGTAGTTATAATTAGTTATGGTCTTGTAATGGCTATTGAAATCAACAAAGATATTAATCGTAGAGTCATTAAACAAGACCCTGCAAATTTCACACACTTTAAAACTAAATTTGAAAAATAGGAGAATATTATGAGCAATGCTTTTAATGAATACATGTCATATTGTAGTGACCAAGATAATGCTGGTTACTCAAATGTAAAAACAACTATAGACACATTACTTGAAGATTTAGATGGTCAACCTCCTGAAGAACAAGTAGGCTTTCGTAAATACGAAACTAAAACTAGAACACTTTCTGTAAAGCGTAATCGTGGAGACTACCAGTATGGGAAGAGTTAAACAACAACTTATTGATGAGCAAGAGCATGATGAATTCATGCGTGACCAAGAACCTGATTTTGATGACTATGCTAAAGCTAAATTAGCTAAAGACAAGGATGACTATGAAGAATGGGCAAAAGTTGAAGAAGAAGGTGAATACTGCCAAGAATGTTATCACATACAGAGGACTACTGATCCTTACGGGACTGGCGATAGTCCTACTGTTAGAGAATGCACTGCTGATAACCCTATGGAATGTCCTGGAGTAGTTCAATGAGTAACTTAAATGAAATACTAGATAAAGCTTTTAATGTAAGAGATCTATTACTAGAAATTGAAAATCCTAGTGAAGACTACATTACAGTTACAAGACTACTTAAAACTGTTGAAATGAATAGTAGAGAGCTGCTAGATATGCAAGATGCTATAATTGATTACTTAGAAGAGAAACTATGAGCTATCCAGCAAACATACACCAAGCATTTACTGATGCCCAAGCTACTATTAAAAAGTTTCCTAAACATAAAGACAACATCGAAGATGCATTTGATTTAATGCTATCTGAAATTGAAGATGGTGAATCTGATGACTGGGAAATAGATAAATTTTATAACTACATGGTGGAGTTAACCTCATGACTGAATCAGTTAAACAATATAACATCCCTAAAGGGGATAAAGTAGTAATGCGCGACTCTAATGATAATCCTACTAGCATGAAGTTCCTCGGTATGGATGGTGCTTATGGTCGTTGGAAGGTAGGTGAAGAAACTTTAATAGGTAACTACTATGGCTTATTTCATTACAACACCAGCCAGAAATACTGGTATTACGAACCAGAGGAGAGTAAAAATGAGTGAATTTAATTTAGATGAATGGTCAGACATGAAGATTGACCAGTGGTTTTATGACAGACAGATTGCACAGAATGGTAATCCATTAACACAATCTATTAAAACACTGGAAGAAACTACTGAATTAATTGATGCTATTAATCGTAACGATAGACACGCTATGATGGATGCAGTAGGAGATATCTATGTCACCCTTAGGGGAGTATGCTTAACAGCAGGTGTTGAATTTGATGACTGTGTACAACAAGCTTACGATGAAATTAAAGACCGTACAGGCTATCTTCGAGAAGATGGTATGTTTATTAAGGATTAGATTATGGCTATTTATGGAGATAATAAACATAACTACGAAGATAATCGTGTTGAAATAGGTTGGGCAACTGAAATACATAACTACTTAGTAGACCAAGTGCAGCGAGCTAAATCTAAACATTACACAACTAAACAAAAATTCTATGAAGACCTAGCTGAAAAGCAAGACATGGTCATTGAGTATTTAGAAAGAAATTAATAACTAGTTTAAGAACACAAAGGCCTCATATAGACCTCAGCCTTGTTAGCCAGTTTGAGAGTACTGGTGTGTAAAAACTCTCACTTAATTTAATTTATATTTGGAAATATTATGAGTAAAACACTTATTGAAGGCAGAACTCAAAGAAGAGATGCCAATGGTAACAGAATTAGTAAAAAATCAGTTAGTCATGGTACATATCGTTGTACAAGACACCCAAATAGTAAGCGCTGTAAATAATTATGAAACAGCCTGCAGATTACCCAACACAGCCTACATGTGAAACATGTGGCTCTTATTCTTCTCAATTAGAAGAAGGGATGTGTAAGTGGTGTAGATCACATTACAATCTTATTCCTAATGTAGCACCTGGATTTTTTAAACGTACAATTAGAAAGTTAAAATCCAAGTTCAAATAGGAACTCCGTTCCTTATTGCAAGGAGCTATTAATGCTAGAAGAAAACCAAACAGAATTTAAAGTATTAGATTCTGAAAATCAACTCGTCTATAAAGTAGAAGAACTCTCTGAAGACATACTGCAATTAACATTTAATGCAACATTAATTCAAGAAGACCAAATAGATGAGTTACTTATTACAATTAAACAATTACTTTACGAGGAGCCGTCATGCGATTAGGACAACAAGCCCAATATAGCATTCAACAAGATATTATGAATGATTTATTTAATCTGCCTACAACTAAAATTGAAACAGCTAAAACAGAACTAACTACTAAATGTTATGAAACATGGATTTCATACTATACTCCATATATTTCAAAATTACCTGCTGGATTTTTTCATCATAAACATAAAGTGCAAATGTTAGTAAATGAGGAAGAAAGCGAACGTTGGTATACAAAACGTAATCCTCATTATTATTTAGCAACAGTAGACCCAAAAGATGAGTGGAGACCTTTGGAAATTCCTTTTACTGTTCCTAGAGAACATGAAGAAGAAGTATCTACACTACACCAACAAGATACTGATTTGCAAAAAGAAATGCAAGAAATGAAACAGTACTTAAATGATTCTTTGGATACTTGGAATACTACTACTAAATTACGTAAAGGGTGGCCTGAAATGCTTCATAAGTATATTCCTGAAGAACCTAAACGTGCACCACGTAAAGCTAAACAAGTAAAAGAAGAAGTAGTTCCTGATGCACCAACATCTTCTATGCAACAAAGAGTTACCTTAAATATTCTGGAGAATTAGTATGTTAGATATCACACCTAAAGATGCCTCAGAAGGCTTAAAACGCTTATTTAAAGCAGATAAAGTACCTATGCTTGTAGGTAGCCCAGGAATTGGTAAATCAGACATTATTAATGATTTAGCTAAATCAGTTAATGTAGAAGTACGTGACCTAAGGTTAGCACAAGCAGACCCTACTGATCTACTAGGATTTCCTATTGTAGATAAAGCAGGTATACGTATGAAATACGCACCACCATCATTATTTCCATTAAAAGGTATTGATAAAATTCCTGAAGGTAAGAATGGTTGGCTAATCTTTTTAGATGAGATGAATTCAGCTACCCCTAATCTACAATCAGCAGCTTATAAAGTTGTACTGGATCGTATGGTAGGAGAATATGAATTACACCCTAATACTTGGATTGTATGTGCTGGTAATAAAAAGACTGATAAGGCAGTAGTTAACAAATTAAGTACAGCTATGCAGTCTAGATTAATTCATATGAATCTATCTGTAAGTCACAAGGACTGGTTAGAGTGGGCTAATACAAACGGTATTGATCATAGAGTAATTTCATTTATTAAATTTAGACCTGAACGTCTACATACATTTGATCCTAATCATAGTGATGATACGTTTGCATGTCCTAGAACTTGGAGCTTCTTGTCAGATATTATTGCTTCAAGAGAAGACTTTGACTATACAGACTATGTATTAATGTCGGGTACTGTAGGTCAAGGACCTGCTACTGAATTTAAAGCATACTGCGAGATTTATGAATCTCTACCTACTATTGAGGATATGTTACAAAATCCTCATGGAATTCAGATGCCAGATGAACCAGATAAACAATACGCTTTAACTACTCTAGTTAGTCATAATATGAATGAACAAAATATTACACAATTACTAGTTGTAGTTAATAAACTACCTCCTGAAATGCAATTACTTACATTAAAAGATGTATATAGTAAAACACCTGCATTAAAAGGACATCAATTAATTTTAGATTGGGTAAATAAGAATGCACACTTAATGGTAGGATAATACTATGGAGACAAACAAAACTTTAGAAGACAGAATTAGGTATGCCAAAGTGCAGTTAATGTCTAAATCTGTGTTTCTATCTACTATATGTCTTCGATTACGTCATGAAATTTCAGATGTAATACCTACAGCAGGTACTAATGGACTTACTATTCTATACAATCCTGATTTCGTAGCTTCTATTGATACAGAAGAGCTTACTGGGCTACTGGCACACGAAGTGTGGCACGTAGCATTCCAACATATTACAAGAGTAGGAAATAGAGATAAGCGCTTATGGAACGTTGCTGGTGACTACGTAATTAATGATATGCTACTTAAAGCAAATTTTAAATTACCTGCTGATGGTTTGCATGATAGTAAATATGCTGATATGACTACTGAGCAAGTGTATGACATCATATTTGAAGAGCAAGATCAATATAAAAACTTTGTACAAGATATCTTAGAACCTGGTGAAGGATCTACTAATGATCAAGATTCTCAAAATACTGCACAAGGTACTGATAAGCTAAAAGAGCAATTAACTAGTATTATTGTACAAGCACAGACACAATCCATGATGGCTGGTAAACAACAAGGTGAAATCCCTGGGGAAGTAGCTAGAATGATTGATGATCTAATTAATCCTAAATTAGATTGGAAACAGTTATTAGATAGGTATGTAAGTGAACGCAGTAAGAATGACTTTACATGGATGAGACCTAATAAAAGGTTTATGCCTAATCATTACTTGCCTAGCATGTATTCTGAAACAATTGGAAATATCACTATTGCTATTGATACTTCAGGTTCAGTTACACAAGAAGAACTAACTGAAATGCTAACTGAAATTGAAAGTATTAGAGATACCTATCAGCCAGAAGAACTAGTAGTAATTGACTGTGATTACATTATACATGGTGTACATAAAGTAGATAAATATACAGATATTCATGATATCCAATTTAAAGGTGAAGGGGGTACTTCTTTCGATCCTGTATTTGAATATTGTAAAGATAATCCTCCTAACATACTAATCTACTTCACGGATTTATACGCAGAGCCTGTACAAAATAATGTAGAATATGATGTTTTATGGGTATGCAACTCAGATCATGAGCCTGCAGTAATAGGGGAGACTATTTATATCAATGACTGAAATCATTACATTATCTCAAGCATTATGCTTTGAGTATTACATGGGTGCTATTGAACAGACTTCTACTTCTTTTTCAAAAAAAGAAGCTTTAGAGTTTTACACACAGCATAAAGAAGAATATTTAGATAAAGCTGAAAAAATATTGGATTTACTTTCAAAGCCACCTAAAGTATTACATTAACTTCTATGAAACCAATTACTACCGTACTTCTCATTAATGAGAGAGGTGGGATAGATGAATATTCGTTAAATGAATACTACTATGCTCCTTTAGAAAAATTAGGTATAGCTAGAGATTCTATAATAGCTAAACCACTAATATACGATACACCTAAAAAAGTATCTGCTAAAGTAGGTAAAGCATGGTTAACTAAATTAAGGGAACAAATTCCTACTACTGTAACTAACTTAATTGTTGCAGACAGTAACTACTACAAGTGGTTAACTAAAAATACAAAGGTATCCACACATGTAGGTACTGCTGTACTGAGTAAATTTGACGAATATGAAGACTTTAGGTGTGTACATGTACCTCACTACAAATCATTGTATAAACAGCCTGAAAATCAATTACTAATTGATATAGGACTTAAAGCTATTACAGGCTTTACTAAAAAAGCTGTCATACATTCTGAAGAATACACTAAAGTTCTAGGTACTGAGTTAGATATTTTAGATCAACTATACCAATACCCAGCACTGACTGTAGATATTGAAACCACAGGACTTAAATTAACAGACACTATTGTTACTATTGCTTTTGCATGGGATCAACATAATGGTGTTGCTATTGATATTAGAGAAACTGGTTACTGGAATATTAAAGAATTCCTAGTAAATTACTCAGGTACTTTAATTATGCACAATGCATTATTTGATGCTAAGCTAATGATAGCTAATTGGTGGATGGAATCTGAAACTGACTACAAAGGATTGCAAGAAGGTCTTGAAGTATTTAGTCAAGTAGACGACACCATGTTACTTGCTTATTTAGAAAAGAACTCTACTACTCAAGTAGATTTAGGGCTTAAAGGCAATGCTCTTGAATATGTAGGAAATTATGCTTTAGATGTAAAAGATATTACTAAACATACTTCTGAAGAATTAATGAAATACAATCTAATTGATACGTTAGCTACATGGTTTGTTTATAACAAATATAGTAACCAACTTACTAGTGAAACGTATATTGATATATTCAAGCCTAGTATTAAGCCTATTCTTAAAATGATGTTAGTAGGCTTACCACTAGACCAAGCAGTAGTAGATACAGTATACAAACAACTAAAAGATGAAGAATATGCAGTACGTGTAAAGTTACATAAATTACCTACTATCCAAAAAGCTGATCAAATATTTCAAGAACAAGCACGAGAACAAGCTAATGCTAAATTAAAAACTAAAGTAAAGTCTATTGAAGATTTTCAGTATATTCAATTTAACCCAAGTTCAGGAAAGCAAATAGCAACAATACTCTTCGAAATACTAAAGCTACCTGTATTAGATATAACTGCTGGAGGTAGTCCAGCTACTGATGCTAAAACACTTAAAAAACTTAAGAAAGAGACTCAAAATACAGAAGCTCTTGAAATTATAGAGGGTATTCTTAAAATTGCAGAAGTATCTAAAATAACAGGTACATTTCTTAAAGCTTTTAAAGCTGGAAATAACTTTTTACATGGTAATCTAAAATTAGGTGGAACACAATCAGGAAGACTATCTAGTAATTCACCTAATTTAACTAATCTACCTGCACAAGGTAAGATGGGTAAGTTAATTAAAAGCTGTGTTGTAGCTCCTGAAGGGTGGTTATTTGCAGGTGCAGATTTCAATGCTCTAGAAGCTAGAATTAATGCAATTGTATCTGGAGACCCTAATAGAATTAAGATTTATACTCAAGGTTATGACAGTCACTGTCTAAATGCATACGCATATTTTAAAGACCAAATGGCTGACATAGACCCAGAAGATGTAGATAGTATTAATTCAATTTCTAGTAAATACAAGGAACTTAGACAAAAAGGTAAAGGACCTACATTTGCTTTAACTTATGGAGGTACAGCGTTCACTTTAAATAAGAATGCTGGTATCCCATTGAAGGAAGCTAAAGAAATTGAAGATAGTTATCATGAACTATATAAGGTATCTGATGAGTTTGCTGAAAAGAACAAGAAATTTGCTATTAAACATGGCTACATGGAATGTGCTTTTGGGTTAAAAATTAAGACACCTATTATTAGTAAGTCTGTAATGGATAATAAAAAGACTCCATATGCAGCAACTGCAGAAGTACGTAGTGCTAACAATGCAGTTACACAATCCTGGGGGATGCTACTTAATAGAGCAGTAATCGCTACGAATCAAAGGATCGAAGAAGCAGAAATGTATGCAGATATCCTTCCTGTTAACATGATTCACGATGCTGCCTATTTCTTAGTAAAAGATGACCCTAAGGTAGTTAAATTCCTTAACGATGTTCTAATTGAAGAAATGGAATGGAATGAGCATCCGCTCATTCAGTCAGATGATATTCCTATGTTAAGTGATTTAGATATAGGCAAATCTTGGGCAGATATGACATTATTGCCTAATAGAGCTTCACTAGAAGAAGTAGATAAAATTTTAAAATCGTTATAGGAGTAGCTATGAGCTGGTATTGCCAAATGATAGATGGTAAGAGACGTTGCATGGATTTTGGAGAGTACCAATTACATGGTTGGGTATTAGATAAGTCATTTGCTGTTGAAGAAAAAATGGGTGTATTTACACGCAAGGAGAAGAAATGAATCCACATAAACATGCTGAAGTAATTCATCATTGGGCTGAAGGATACACTATACAAAAGAAAGTATACCTTTGTTGTGAACCTAAACAAAATGGCAGATGGATAGACTGTGAAGTTACTCCTGGCTGGCATGAAGACAAAGAATATCGTGTTAAGCCTATTAATTTAGAGAAAACTGAAGATGTATAAATATACTAATAATGAGAACATTTCATTACCTCTAGCAGTATGGCTAATGAATGATGACTATGATTATGATGGCAGATCTAATGTAATTAGTGCGACATCTCTACTTAAGCCTATTCGTCAACTAGTTTTACAAAAACAAAATAAAGACTTAGATAAAACAGTAGATATTTCAAATTTAGTCAGTTCTAGAATGGGATCTGCTATTCATGCTATTGCTGAAGAAGCATGGACTAACCCAGACAACGTAGTAAAAGCTCTAAAAGCCTTAGGTATGTCTAACATAATTGAGCGCATTAATATTAATCCTGAAGACAATGAACTAACAGATACTGATATTCCTGTATACGTAGAACAACGTCATGAAAAAGAGCTTAATAATTTTATCATTTCAGGGAAATATGACCTAATCTTAAACGGTACGTTATCTGATTATAAAAGTACCTCTGTATGGACATATATTTACGATTCTAACGCTCTTAAATACACCCAACAAGGAAGTATTTATAAATGGTTAGCTCCAGAACGTATTACAGATACGCATATGGAGATTCAATTCATTTTTACTGACTGGTCATCTGCTGCAGCTCTTAGAGATCCTAAATATCCTCAAAGTAGAGTAATGACAAAACGTTACCCTTTATGGTCAGTAGAACAAACTGAACAGTATATTAAAGAAAAGCTCAGTAAATTACAGGAACTTATAGACACTCCACAGGAGCAGTTACCTGTATGTACTAAAGAAGAACTTTGGGAAAGTGACACTAAGTATAAATACTTTAAAAATCCTAAAGGTACAAGAGCTACTAAGAACTTTGACACTCTAGAAGAAGCTAACCAACGTATGGCTGATGATGGAATGATTGGGGTAGTTAAAACAGTACGGGGAGAAGCAAAAGCTTGTCGTTACTGTGATGTTGTTGATATCTGCCAACAAGCTAAAGCATTAGCTGCTGAAGGTAGATTAATTTTATAAGGAGATAAGGTGGAATACTTAATTAATTTATTTAAAAAATTGTTTACAAGCACAGAAAAAGTGCCAACCGTAATTAAGAAAGAACGTAAAAAAGCTGATAAGCGTAAGTTTACAAAAGGGCAATTAGAGCATTTGCTTAATGTTCTTGAGAACAAGAAATATGGAGTTACTTCGTACGCTAAGTTAGTAGATTATGGCAATTTAAAATATGGGTATGACAAAGTATATGTAACGTACTATAACAATATTAATAAATATAAAAAATCACTAAAGGGGTAATTCATGTCCAAATATTTTCAATTATCTGAGGATATAGTTGATGTATTAGTAGCTAAAACACAATCTAACAATAGACATTTCTTCAGAATTCTTACTGCTTACTACTTAAGTAAAGTTGCATCTATGATGCGAGTCAATATTGAAACACAAGATAGAGGTGTAATTCCTATTAATACCTATGCGCTAAATTTAATGCCTTCAGGAGCAGGTAAAGGATATTCTACAAATTTAATTGAAGAAAGTTTAATTGCTGACTTCAAAGAAGAATACCTACAGACACTATTCCCTAGCTTAGCTGCTAAAAACATAGCAGGATTAGCAAAAGTTTTAGCTCAAACAAGTCAACTAGACATTACCACTATTGAAGAAAAACTAACTAGTGAATTTGAAAGTTGTGGTGAATTACTATTTAGTTTTGATTCAGGTACAACACCTGCAATTAAACAAATGCGTCAAAAGCTTCTATTAGCTGGTGCAGGCTCTATGAATCTAGAAATGGATGAGGTAGGTAGTAATCTGCTAGGTAATCTAGAAATGATTAATACTTTTTTAGAACTCTACGATATTGGTAAGACTAAACAAAAGCTTATTAAGAGCACTACTGAAAATAAAAGAATGACTGACATTGATGGTAGAACTCCTACTAATCTAATGTTATTTGGTACACCTACTAAATTACTAGATGGTGGTAAGACTGAAGATGATTTCAAACAAATGTTAGAAACTGGGTATGCTCGTAGACTCTTATTTGGCTATGAGCAAGCAGAATCTGTGGTTTCACCTCTAACACCAGAAGAACAATTTGATAAGCTAGTTGACCAAAACCAAAGTAATTTGATGCAACAAATTAGCCTTCATTTAAAGCGTTTATGTAATTCTAATCATTTTAATACTCTAATACAAATGAGTAGAGAAATCTCAATACAGCTGCTTACCTATAAAACAGATTGTGAAGAAAGAGCTATCAAAATGAAAGCTCATCAAGAACTACACAAAACTGAGATAAAGCATAGATACTATAAAGCACTTAAATTAGCTGGTGCTTATGCGTATATTGATGGCCAAACAGAAGTTAAAAGAGAACACTTAGAAGCTGCTATTACTTTAGTTGAAGATTCAGGAGAACATTTCAATAGAATTTTAAAAAAGAAAGGCCCATATATTCGATTAGCTGAGTATATTGCTGATATTGGTACTGAAGTAACACAAGTGGATCTTGTAGAAGATTTACCTTTTTATAAAGGCAGTGAAAGAGACAAACAATCTTTAATGAATTTAGCTATTGCTTATGGGTATAAGAATAATATTATTATTCGTAGATCAGAAACTGATGGTATTGAGTTCTTTTCAGGAGAAGCACTTAAAAAAACTGATTTAGATAAAATACATGTATCTCATAGTACTGACATAACTGAGAATTTTCAAGAAGACTGTACAAACTTTACTAAGCTTCATGAATTAGTGACAAACCCTGGATATCACTATACAGCTCATGCATTTAAAGATGGGTATCGTAATAGTGATAATGCTATTCCTGGTTTTGATCTATTAATCTTAGATTTAGATGGTACTGTACAAATGAGTACTGCTGAAACATTATTAGAGCAGTATACATATCTAATGGCTACTACTAAACGTCATACAACTGATACAAATAGATTTAGAATCATTCTACCTATTAGTCATTATCTAAAACTATCATCAAGAGACTATAGTAAATTTATGGAAAATGTATTCTCGTGGTTACCTTTTGATGTAGATGCACAAACTAAGAACATTTCACGTAAGTGGTTATCTCATAATGGGCATCATGTATACAACCAAGGTAAATTAGTAGACGCTACACTATTTATCCCTCAAACTAAAAAATCAGATAAATTCAACCAGTCTGTAATTGATGCAGGAGCTATTTCTAATATGGAAAGATGGTTCTTAGCTAATACAGAAATGGGTAATCGTTCTAATATGCTGTACAGATTAGGTTGTGTATACATAGATAGTGGAGCAGATATGAGTGAAATTGAAGGTCTTCTAGCTAACTTTAATGATAAGTTAGAAGTGCCTCTTCCAGAGACTGAATTGAAAAATCAAGTAAATGCAGCTCTTAATTCTAAAATTAAACGTCAAGGAGTTTAAATGAACAATAACTTAGTATTAGTATGTGGTAAATCCGCATCAGGTAAATCAGCAAGTCTTCAACATATTGATGACCCAAAAGGGGTTTTATATCTTAATTGTGAAAATAATAAGAAATTACCTTTTAAATCAGATTTCATTCAATACACTGTAACTGACCCAGATCATGTACCCATGATTATCAGTGCAATAGAATCAGAAGATTCAATTAATATTGGTGGTAAAGACCATGATACAGGTAGCATTCACACAGTTGTAGTAGATAGTTTAACGTATCTAATGGATATGTATGAAAGTACTAAAGTACTGACTTCATCTAACACTATGCAAGCCTGGGGAGGTTATGCTCAGTTTATGAAGAATATGATGGCACAAGATGTAGCTAAATCTACTCGTAATATCATTTTCTTAGCTCATACCTCAGATGTCTATAATGAGTCTGAAATGGTTAATGAAACGCTTGTTAAAGTTAAAGGCTCATTAATGAATCAAGGTATAGAGAGTTTCTTCTCTACTGTTATCAGCTGTAAGAAGATGCCATTAACTAAAATGGAAATTGCTAACTCTCCTCTATATAAGATTAATGACACAGAAGAGATGCTTGGCTTTAAATATGTATACCAAACTCGTTTAACTAAAGAAACTGTTAACGAGCGTATGCGTAGTCCAGTAGGTATGTGGGAAATGAATGAAACATTCATTGATAACAATATACAACATGTACTGGAACGTCTTCATACTTACTATGAAGACTAAGGTGTTTATGTAAATATGCAGAGTTTAGCCTTTAGTAGACGAGGACTATAAATTAAACTCAAGTTGCTAGTCATTTTGGCAGTTTATGACTTTAACTAAGACTGCCTTCTAATTAAGGAGAAAAATGAAAAATCGAGCATTAAAAAATATTGCGCAAATTTGGCGTAAGAAACAATTAGTTAAAGCTGAAGTAGATGAAGCTTTAGATAAATATGATTTAAGTAATACAGCTAAAGATATCTTTATCTACATAGCAGCGAACAAAGCAAATATTTCATCTATTGTACATAATCCGTATTTTGCAGATAAATCAATATCTACAATCAAACGTGCAGTATTAGAACTTAAACAGAGTGGTTTAATTGAGAGTCAAGTAGATTCCATTGATAAACGTGTGTATTGGTTAATACCTACACAAGGGGACTAATATGTTATTTGAATACCTAGTTGGGGCAAGTATTCTATACCAAGCATGGCTTATTTATTTAATTATTAACGACTTCCAGGAGTAACTGTGGGCAGTAAAAATTTAGAATTCACATTAGATGATGGTACTGTTATTACAACTAACCAGCTTAGTGAACAATTAGGGTGCAGTGTTAGTACTGCCTATGCAAGATTAATGGCATCGAAAGATCCTAAGTTAGTTTATCGTAAAGTTAATAAAACCCATAAAGGCGGGAGGTTTTACACTTTAGATGATGGCACTAAATGGAATGCTGCTTCATTATCTGAAGCTTTAAGTATTCCAATGTCTACTGCTGCTACTAGGTTATCTTGTTATACAGATCCTAAAAAGGTATTAGCACCTAGACATACTAAGACACGTAAAAAAGAAAAATCAGTACCTAGTATCATTAAACAACGTATGTACTTTGACCCAGATGGTTTCTGGAAATTAATTAATAAAGCTACTTAAGTATCGTGGTATGATAGCCAAGGTTACGCAGATTAGAGCCATTAAATCAGCTGCAGGGGCAGATCAACATGATCTACCTTATGGATCACTCCTCGATTGTTGGGGCTGCCCTTATCTGAAGGGATATTAATCACTAGTCCCCTGTAAAAAAGGGGCATTAATGTAAAAGGTACCAGTAATAATGTTTTATCCCTGTGTAGAGGGGAGTGTAGTAGTGTACTGGTATCTATGTTGTTAGGCACTACTATTATATAATCTACAATAGCGTATAGAGGGATGGTGGCTATTATGAAAATAACTACCCTCAGTATAAACTAGTTGATCCAAACGTAAGTTCGATCTATGACGTTCTCCCTCAATTAGGTTTATATCGTTAGAAACATCGTAAATGTTAGTCCTCTACTTTCCTATTTGTAGAGGCACTCTAATTCAAACTATATATCTCTTTACATAATATACAGGTGTCCACCAGTATACTTTTATGGGTTTTAAAGTAATAAGGAGATATTTATGAAAACCTGGTGGACACTCACATTATAACAGGAGATCCAAATATGGTGAAGAAAGAACTGACCCCTGAACAACTTAAATTGTTCAAACAAGTAACAGGTACAGAAGACATGAAACTAGAAGATAAATTAGTTTTAGCTATAGCACCTGTGATAGCTGCTCGTAATTACTGTGATGCAACTGATGTTGCCCAGATTAGTTGGCACATTGTAAATGAGATTATGAAAGAACGTTATACGCATTTAGGAGAATAATATGGGATTTATTAAAGACCGTAATTTCAAATCAAAAATACCTAATGATCTAGGAGTATCTACAGAAAACTTAGATTTTAATTTACTAATGGGAGATATCGTACAAGCAATTGATATTACTATCAAACAGTATGCTCAACATAAAAATAATAGTATTTATGTGCGTTTCCACGCAAATGCTATTGAAAAATTAGGGTTACACCATGATGATTCAGTAATGATAACTTTTAATAAATCGTTTACTAGATTTGGTATTCGTAAAGATACTAGAGGAATCAAAGTAAAAGGAACTAATAAACTACTTTCATTACAGACTTCAAATAAGCTGTTTAATCAATTTGACTTAGATACTGAATGGTATGCTTTATATGATGATATTGTAAAAGCTACTGATGGTAACTACTTTACTACTGATGTATTTCAAGACAGTAGTTTACTAGAACAGATTAAAGATGACAAAGCTTGGAAAAACTTTGTTGAAAGTATGGAATAACTATTTAGGTAATTTAAGATTTGCTAGGTAAGAACCATAGCCTTCTAGATCTTTTCTACCTAATCCTATAGAATCAGCAACATTAGTATCGATAAACCAATCACCTAACTTGTAACCCCCATATCCTGCAAGTGCTGCAAGACCTAGAGTACCACCTACTGTTGGTTTAGCTCCCATAAAAGAACCTTGAAGGTTCATAGGAAGTTTACCTGCTTTCCACCAATTAGTAGTGGAAGGATTAGGAATACCTTGTTTAGCTGCCATAGAATTAGGTAACCATGACTGACCTTTACCTGTTAAAGCATGTCTGGTCATATCTGCAGCTTGTGCAGCAGATGCTCCTGCTAAAGTATTAAGAGATAACTGCTTTAATTCATCAGAGGTCATATTTCTTTAGGGGCACCTGATGGTAAGATTTCTGGAGCTGTTTGTAAGTTATATAAATGCATAAAGTCTTGCAGTAAGAAAGGAATACCTAACACGCCTGGTAATTTAGTTCCTCCTGGGAATCTAAAACCAGTATTCTGAGGTTTAGGTTTATACATATTCTTTTCGTGACGAGCAGCATCTTTCATAATATCTTGCTGATTCATACGAACTACTTCTTTAGCTTGTTCACGTAAGATAGCTTGGTCTTTATTCCAAGCAGGGTTAATTACAGATTTCCCATTTTGTGTAATAAATTGGGGGTGTTTACTAGGAAAGTTACCTTTAGCATCAACACCTGGTAACTTTAACCCTTTAATATCTTCAAATCCGCTCATAGTAGTGGCATTATATAACAAAAAAAGCTAAAATAGGAAAATCTCTATACTTATTTAACACAACATATTTTATATATGAGGGTACTCCGTACCCTCTAATGAATTTACAATTATTAGTTGTCTAATTGTAAATTTAAATTATATCTGACAACAGAGGAAAATATTATGCCTAATTTAACATTAGACGCTGATGTCGTTCAAGACAAAGAAACCCTAGGTGGTGGTGGAAACCAACGTGTATGGGAATCAGGAGTATACAATGCTATTATTGAAATGGCCACCATTGAAGAATCTTCAGGTGGTGCTACTGCTGTAAACGTAACAATTAAAGCTGCTGACGCAGACGCTAAAGTATTCCCACTAAGAGATACTTTCTGGGCTACTAGTGGTAAAGCTAAAGGTCAAAACCCTTACTATGTAGATCAGAAAGGTGTTAAGAAGCCTTTACCTGGTTATACTGCTGCTAACCGTATGTGTGTTGCTGCTAATGGTGAAAATCTAGACACTACTGTAAAAGCTGGTGGAAAGAAAATGGTTAACGTATGGTCTTATGAAGCTAAAAAAGAAGTTCCAACTGAGAAGTGGGTACTAACTGATCTAATTGGTAAGCCTATTAAGATTGCAGTACAGAAATTTAAACGTAATAAGCAGAAGAAAACTGATGCTGGTTATGTAGATATTGCTGATACTTTCGAAACTAATGAAGTACGTTACTTTGCTAATGCTACTACTGGTCTTTCAGTAGATGAAATGGCTAATGGTGAAACTGAAGCTACATTCATGGATGCATGGCATGAAAAAAATGCTGGTAATACTATTGATCAAACTAATAAGGATCTTGCAGCAGCTTCAACAGCTGAAACTAAGAAATCAGTATTTAGTTAATGTCTATACTTGCTATAGACCCAGGTCAAAATGGCAGTACTTGTTGTCTTCCTACACAGGGAGACATAGTATTTGCTGATCATAACAAGTATTCTAGTATAGATTTGTACACCTTTATGCGTAATTCACAAGCTAGTGTTGTTGCAATTGAAGATGTACACTCTTTATTTGGGATGTCAGCTAAATCTAATTTTAGATTTGGTTACAATTTAGGGCTAGTTACCACTCTCTCTGAATTACTTGATATACCTATTATCAAAATTCAACCTAAAGTATGGCAAAAGTACATAGGTTGTACTAAACCTAGTGGTAAGCAATTAAAGAAAGAAGTAGCTGAAATAGCTAATAATTTGTACCCTCAAGCTCCTTTATATGGTGCTAGAGGAGGATTGTTAGATGGTAGAAGTGATGCTTTAATGCTTGCCCATTTTATTAAACAAAACCACAAGGATTTATTATGAGACTCGTCATTGAAATGTCATCACAAGAAGTTGCAGAGCTTATAAACAACTTAGAAGTAACTGAAGTTGTTGTTAATACTAATCATACAGAAATGCCTGCAGCTAAACCTAAAGCTAAACGTAAAACTAAAGCTAAGGCTAAACCAGAAGTAGCTGAACAAGTACAAGAAGATGCAGCTAAATTAGAAAAAGACGCTGTAGATACAGCAGTAAAAGCTACTGCTAAAATTGCTGATAAGCTTGACACAAATGGAGAAAACTTTAGTGTTAGTAAGTCCCCATGGGCCAGCTAAAGCAACTACTTTTGACCATTCTATGGTCAATACTAGTATTAGGTGTAATCTTAGCTAGTGTATTTGTAGCACCCCTACTCATAGGAGCAGGGGTAGTTATTGCTATTTATGTAATCATCCGTATTATGAACACAGATGCTGATTAAAGCTCTGTAACAATATCCACACCAGGTAATCTAAACACTTCTTCGAACAAGGCCTCTGGCCCTGCAATAGGAGGAGCAAAATTACCACCTATGATAGCTGAATCATAAATATCAGGTACATCTACATCTAGGTATTCCTGCAATCCAAGTAGTAACATTACATTAGCAGGCTGTCTTCCCAGTGTTTTAAATACAGCTCGTTGAATCTTATACCAGTACTGGAAGAATAAAATAAATCCTGATTTATTTATGTAATGTGCTGTTCTGGATACACCAGGAATATCATAAAGTACAAATGTATCGTATAGAATAGCTAACCTAGCTTCTTTAGTTAAGTTAGGCTGTGCTTTCTTTAAATGGTCATTAAGTACTACTCTAGCTAAGAAGTCTGACATTTGAAAAACTTCTAATACAGCTCTGTGAGGAGCTGTTGTTTTACTCATGTAAGCTAATTTACCTGCTTTCATGAACGACTCTGGAAGATACTTACCGAGTGTATCTTCCACTTTCTGACTCATAGTAGTCACAGTTGAATACTCATCTAAGTGAATTTCTTCTACCATAGAAGTAAATAAGTGTTCATCCATCAATTCTGCAATTGGATTTTCGTTCAATTCTCTTCTTAAAGCAACAATTCTATTTTCTAAATCTGCATTCTGTTGCTGATCTCCCATAAATTTATAATAAGTTTCAATTAACTCAGCTGCTGTTCTCTTAAAGCTACGCAAGTCTTGTGCTGCACGTACCTGCCCTTTTACAGCTTTAACTGGGTTTACCCCATTTACCATTAACATCAATGTGTTACTGAAAATGTTATCAGCTAATACTTCTGGGTGTTTTAAAATAATATTACCTACTGCTATACTTGTTAAAGTAAGTAGAGCCTTCTCTATATAAGTTAATCCTTTTCTAACTGAAGCAGGTAATTTCTGAATACCTGGAATATCCATAAGACGTAAGTCCTTGAATCCAAAGAGAATATGTAATTCTTCTTTAACTACTGGGAATACAGGCCCTTCCTTTGTTTCAATAGCATTGTCTAAAATACGCTGTTGTGTAGATTTAGGTAAGTATATAAAGTACTTTGCTTTGTTCTTCTTATCTAAAAGATTAACGAAACGTTTATCATGCTTATCTTTGTAATGAGCATTGAAAGTATCTACCATGTATTGAACTGCTTCTTTCTCAATCCTAGCTGAGTTCTTCTTATCTACCTGATGCATCTCCATTTGAGTTAATACAGTTTCAAATCTAGAATCTGGTTTCAACAGACGTTCTTGGTGTGCACTGGACATCATTACACGGAAATCATAAATACCCCCATCCTTATCGTATAGAGGTACTAATTGAGATTCCTTGTTCAACTTACCACTAATTACTTCGTTTTCTAATTTAGTAATTTGTTGCTTAATAAATGCATCAATAATAGGTTTAATCTTTCTAGGATCTCCAATCATATTCCCTGTAATAGGGTCTTTCTTTTGGTATTTCTCTTCTTTAGATAATAATTCAAATACTGTAGTACCTTTAGAACGTTGACTAGTATACGAAACGATACCCGTTGTTCTAGGAGCTTCAGGATTAAACTTATTAATGAATACACCATACTTAACAGATGTGATTCCTCTGATTTCACCTACTTCTTCTTCTAATACGTATCCTTCTTTAGCAAGTGCTTTAGCTTCAGTAAGAGGAGCTGTAATAATATCTACGTCAGGATTGTATTTAGAACGCGTATACCCTTTAACCATAGAGTATGGAGCTTCCGTATTAAATAGCTCCCTTCTAGCAGCATTATGAGTAACTGAGTGCATCTTAATAATAGAATGTACTAAGTTATCAGTAGGGTCTGCTTCAAACTCTTTATCAATTACTTCTAAAGTAGAAGTTCTCCATTTTTCTGGAGAGTACTTTAATGCTTTTAAACTAACTAAAATATCAATAGCTTGTATAGTTGAAGCATCTTTAGTTACGTCTACTTCCTTTTTGTATAGTTGTTGGTGCAATTGATACATACGATGAGCACTTAGAGCCTGCAAAGAACTCTTAGTTTCTGTATTGTTCATAAATTTAGCTAATTCTTGTACTTGTAATCTATAGAACGTATCATTTGCTGTACCTACTTGCAATTCATAATGGCGAATTGTCTTTTGTAGTAATGCAGGGTCTTTAATCAACTCTACAATATCATCAATTGTAAACTTATTACTATCATAGAGAGCACGTAAATCTGGCTTCAACAATGTAGCAGTTAACGCTGTTTGCTGTGTACGTGTAACTTTCTTACTCTTAACAGCTTTTCGTAAAGCTAGTGCCATACTCTTAGCTCTATGGAAACGTTGTGATTCAACTAAAGCTTTTGCTTTCAATACTAATTGAGAAGCTCTTAATGAACCTGTACCAGTAACTAATTCTTTGGTCATTAAAGCTACTGTCTGTGCTTGCTCAGTTTCACTTAAAGCAACAAAAGCCTTACCAAAAGCTCTTTCAGTGGCAGCCTTCTTGATTGAAGGAGGTAACGCTGCAATATTTTTTAGCATATTGCCTACTGGTGTATCTCCAGCTAACTTCTGTGCACCAATGTGCGCTGCATCTATAATGAAATCAGCTATCTTATCTTTAGATTGAAATACTAACTGACTTAAATGATGCTCTTTTGCTTGACGTAATAAATTACGTTTATGAGTCTCATTGATAGTTGCTACTTCTAGTGCAAAGTTATAAAACTTTTCATACTCAGCTGTAGGCATTTTCTTATGTCTAACACGAGTATTGAATTGCTCTTTAATATAGTTGTATAAGTGAATTAACTTATCAAAGAAAGTACCATCTTTGCTCCATGCTTTATTTATAGGGGCTACTTTTACTTTCTTCAGTGTGTTAGTTAAATTCTTATTAGTTAAAGCATAAATTAAGAACTCTGTAGAATTTTGCGATACATATTTATACTGCTTCTGTGCTACTTCCACTTCTGCTTGACTATTAGATTTAACACCCCCAGCTAAGAAAGTATTTACACTAATGTGAGGCATTGCTTCTTTATGTAACTTATTAAGTTTATCTTTCAAACGAGGGTTACTTTTTAGTACATGGTCAATGACTGAATGTAGTAACTCATGTACATAAACTTCTTGTCCACCTTGCTCAGCGTATGTAACAGGAGTATTCTTATTTAATTGAACTACAACTTTACGTAAATCTTCACTAAATCCACCTGTTGTTGCACCTTCAACAAACCCAGTTTCAACTAACACATCATCTACATTCTGGATGTGGTCTAGTACTAGAGATTGTAAAATTTTATGTAAATGTTTAGTGTGTTCCTTATCAGGGTGTGTCTCAATACTTCCTAGGTCTTTAAATATCTGTGTTGCTTGCTGGGTTACTGGAGCATTCTGATGCCACATAACCATATCGTCTAACATTTCATTAAAACTACTACCTACAAACTCACTGCTAAACATATTTGGAGGTGTGATGCCATTTACTTCAGTAGGAGCATATAAATTGAAATCTAAGACATCTTTAGCTCTTGGCCTATCAAATGCCTTTATTTCACCCTTCTTTGCAAATACAGACCTTGGGTGTACAAATCTAATGCCTGCTCCTAGTGTACTACTAAAATGCATTTTTTGATTTTCTAGGCTTGTATCACTAGCCATAAAATCTACAAGAGTAGCTTTAATACCTACTGTGCTCTCATCTACAATAACTGTGCTAGATCCTTTAGGCTTTGCAGGGTTAGCTGCTACTTTTGCATTATAGGTACCTACAGTCTTGTTGTTATTAACATCTACAAGTTCATAGTAAACAACTCTACTATCTTTTTTATCTTGGTAACGTTTAATATTTTGTACTTTCACATTCTCAGGAGGTACTATTACAGTGTACATCTGGAAAGAACGTTTTGGGTCACCTATATTATAGATAATCTCAGAATTTTTAAAATTACTATGTATAAGCTTTTTGAGAGTACCCCCTCTAAATATATTAGCGTCTACTCTGAAATCTAAATCATGTAGAGCACCTTTACCTTTTCTATAAATATTACCAAAAACAGTGAGAGCTAGGCTGCCTGTAACTAAAGCACTAGGTATTAATTCTTGTACCTTCTTAATTACTTTAGCTCCTTCTGGGTTCTCTTGTAAGATTGTTTCTACATCTTGCTTTTGAGTACCTTTCTTAGGAGTAGTTCTAATAGCTCCTGAAAGAGTACCTTTCTTGAAGTCCCCATATAAGTTGTAATACTCATCACGTCCGTCATTAAATAAGTCATAACTTAATATACGCTGTTCAAATGCACTAGTACTTTCAAATAACTCAGTAAAAATACTCTTAATTATTTTCCAAATACGCTTAGCTAAAGAAACTTTAATCTTAGCTTCTTTGCCTAATACTTCATCTGTAAAGCGTTCTCCCATTGCAGTAGCTAGAATTTCTTTAGCTCCTACTCTATCTACTTTATTATGCTTCATGGTACGCTTGATAATCTTATCAACATCAGTCGTATGCTCAAGCATATTTAAGTAAATATGGGCGTACTCATGTGGAACAGTATCTAATGCAGCTTTACCTTTAGAGTAGTATGCAGCAGCACCTATTGCTTTACCTAATACTTCATTACCATATTTATCTACTAAATCTTCAGTAGCAGTTAATTCAACATTAGGGTACAGTGCCTGTAAACGAGACTCTAATTTTCTAAATAGCTCTTGATGGTCATGTAGTGTTTTGTAATGACTACTGTGCTGGTAATCTTCTTTACCTTCGTCTAATTGTTCTTGCAAAGCTTCACTAGTAATCTCAGTGTTATTTAAATCAACATGAGGCACATACATGTTCTCTACAGTACCTTTATCAATTTCTTCAAATAACTCTTGACGTACATAAGTCACTGCACTTAATGTGGATTGGTGCTGAGTTAATACATCTGTAATACTGATTTTATCAGCAGCATCTTTACTTTTGTTAACATGTCCTTGTTTTAAGAAATCATCATTAACTTCTGCTTTTTCTTTTTTTGTTAGTTCTTTCCAATGGTCTAAGAAACGAGATTCCATCGTACCAAGTAGAGTAGTTAACTTTTGTTGTTCTACAGTGTGTGAATTATATGAATCTTTACCTTTGTATAACTGTTCAGATGTTCCAATCATAGCATCATGAATTGGAATAACAGGTACTTGACCATCTTTAGTAACTAAGTCCATTAAAGTACTCTGTAAAGCACTAGCATCAAATCCTTGAATACTACGTACTACCGATGCTGCACCCGCAGCATCATAAGTGTAAACTACTGGACGTAATTGAGGACTTTCGTCTTTAAATGGCAATTCAATAATACGCTTAGATTGTGATTTTTTAGTTTTAACTAAATCAATAAACGCAGTCCCTTTTTCATCTGTGTGGTGCTTTAATTGAATACGAGGGAAGTACTTAATAAGTTCCTGTGTTATTCTATCTCTGTCACCAGGAAGTAAGTTGTACTCTGTTCTACCGTCCATTGAATGTACTTCATTCTGGTACTTACGCATAAATAAGAAGAAACTAAATTCTGCTAATTGAGTGTAATAGTCAATAGCTTCGGTATTAACAATAGTTTCTTCTTTACTTTGCTTGATTGCAGGAACTAATGTATCTGTTAATGCCTTTTTAAGTGTCTCATCAATAGCTTCTGAACCCTGTGATAAATCAGCCATCGGAATAGTATGTAGAGTGCCACTATCTAATACTGCTTTAACTTCTTCAGGTTTAACCCAGATATTGTAAGCAGCTTTTTCATAATTAAGAATATTGTTAATATTAACGGATAGTTCTCTAACTCTAACTACAATTTCTGCTTTACGTTTAGTGCTGGTGTCTTTAGCTGAATACTCTTTTTGTAATGCCCCAATATGTTTTAGTAAGTCTGTATGGAAAGAACCTGCAGTCTCTCTAGATACTGAAAAAACTCCTCCTGAGTAATTTAGAACCATAAATGGAGGTTTACCTGTGTTACGTCTGTTTGTAACTAGAGGCATGTAAATATGATTAAATAAATTAAACTTTGTAGTTGCAGCTTTAATAGCATTTTCAGAATATAGTCTAGTGTATTCTCCTAAATTCTCAAACTTACCTAATAAAGCATTAGCAAAGTTAAGATATCCATCTGGAGTTGCTCCATCAATATTCTGTACTTGTTGTGAGTATGGTGTTGCATCAACATCAAAAGTGTAACCTACTCGGTTAAGCTCTTTCTTCATTACATCTACACTCTTAGATGCAAATTGTAGTAAACCAATTGAATAACCACTGGTTACAGCATCAGCTTCTAATACAATATCAGTTTCAAATGCAGTACCTGTTTCTAGTTGAGCTAATGCTTTAACACCAATTAAAAGTGCTGTATTGCCTTTAGGGTACTTATCTGTGAGTTCTAACATAGCATCTACAAAAGCTTCTTCAGATACCTCATTATCTTTTAAAGTGCTTGTAGCAGACACAGCTCTACTTAACGCTGATGTTTCATCAGCTAAATCAGCAACAACACTCTCATATAGTTTAAGAGAACCTACTAAATCTGTTTTATCAATACTTAGATCAAAATGTTGAGCTACTGCTATCTTAAATGTATGAAACTTACTGATTTCATTAGCGTCATTACTATTAGGGTCAATAGATACTCTTGAAGCTGCTTTAGGCCTAACTAAAAAACGATGTACTGTTTTAGAGCTATGTGGGTTTAAGTCAGACAGAATCATCATTCTGTGTTGATTCTGTGTTTGCCATTTTAGATAGAACTCGTGAATAAGTCCTGAGTCAAAGTAGCGCTTAACAGCCTTAATATCATTCTGTAATTGCTCATTCTTAGCTTTAATAGAATCAATTAGGTCTGTATGTAGGAATAACGAAGAATCTGTGGTATCCACAATACCTGCTAGCTTTTGACGTAGTAGTACAGCTTTCTTTCTAAGAGCTACATTGTCAGTGTCAGCACCTACCATAAACAAATGAAAGCTATCATTAACTGTCCATTTTGTATTATTTAGTTGTTTAAATAATTCACGTACTTTTTCACCTACTTTACCAATTGCGCCTTTAGGTTTTACAACCTCATTAGTATTTGGAGTTAATGAAGGTGTATTAAAATCCTGTGCAGTTCCAAAAAAATCATCTAACTTTTCAGAATCCTTACTTATTTCCTCAACATTAATACCTTGTGCATCATTAATAGCATAATAGCTATACTGCTCAGTAGTAGTTTTGTTTGCTGATACACGTTGGTATTTAATATCATGCTGGTTAAGAATACCTACTTTTTTACCAATTTCTAATGCCAAGAAACCTAAGTTATACCTAAGTAAATAATCTACGTCTTTACCATATTCAGGAGTGTTACTCTTAATATTAAGAGATTTGTAGATAAGACTACCTATTTGCATAGCTGATTCATGTCTTAATGAACCACTAGGTTTACCTTCAAATGCTTGATACACTTCAGAAGGAATAATTTCACCAGGTGCGTAATCTACAATTGCTTCAATTTGGTCTTGTGTAAAACCTTCTAATGAACGTTGTCCATCAGTGGAATACCATCTAACTAATTGAGTCAGCATACTGAATATAATAGGCTGAGGTAAATGGAAGTTGTAGTTCTCTCCTACTTTATTTGCACCATATAATAATGGCAGTACTTTATTTGTGTAAAGCGTAGGTTTAAAATCTAAATTTTCATTAACTGAAGCTCTAAAGGGTGCGTATAAGTTAATTAGAGTAGTTACTACTTTTGGATCCAAACCTTGTTCTAATAGAAAACTAGTGAACTTCTTACTATCATTGTATAGTGCAGGGTCTAGGAAAGTATTTACTTTTTTATCTGTATTAGCTGTTACAAATAAATCTAAAGGAACTTTACCTTCTTCAATAGAAAAATGTAAATACTCTATAGCATGTAATACAGGTGAGTACACACCTTTTGCTGGCATGTGTACTTTAAATAAGTCAGATGGTATATCTAAAGTATCAAAGTACTCAGTTAAACTATTTACAGCATTATTAAATTGGATTATAGACTGAGTGGTACCTTGAACATTTTCTAACTGCGTATTGTAATGTTTAACAATAGCATCTCTGATTAACTGTTTAGTACATTTAACACCCATCTGGCAATACTCCTAATTTTTTAGCTGCTGTCTTCCATTGATCTAAACTTAATGAACCCTCTGCGTACACAGTACCTAATTTAGTTAGTACTCCTGCTTTAGCAAAAGCATCTTTAACTTCATTAGTAGAATCCCCAAATAAGTCTCCCTGTGCTTGAGTTTCTTCTGTTGATTTTACTTCTTTTGTTTCTACTGTAGAAGTACTTTGTAGTAAATCATTAGGGTCTTGTTTAGTATCAGATTCTGTCCCAGCACCTTTGTTATCTTTTGCTGGGATTTCTTTAGTAGTACTCTTCAACAAGTCGTTAGGATCTACTTGGTTTTCTTTGTCTACTTTCTTAGGTTCAGAAGCGTGTTTCTTTTGTGTTTGTTTACTTTTAAGAATTTCATTTACATCTTTAGCCTCGCC